ACTCCCGTTATCTGACTCCACGGGTGAGTGTGGCTGACGGGCGCCTTGCCGGCTGCAAGGTCGTATGCAGCCTTGACGGCTTTTGGTGTGGCGGCCAGCGTTTCAGAGGTGCTGTTGGTGGCACTGCTCAGTTGGGTGAACCCCTTAGCTGTCAGTGTCGCGTCCGGGTGGTTACGGGAACGTACGTGTTCAGCCAGTGACTGTGCGGCTTCCTCCGTTTTTTTCTTCAGCCATTTCGTCCTGTTTGCCAGTTGCCGGGGGGCTCGATTTGATATCCCGTCTGCACCACCCAGAACCGGATCTGATGTCTCCAGTTGATAGATATTTTCTTCCCACTTTTCTGTTTCATTCAGGTTTCCCATAATCAACTGCTCCCGTGGTTATAACTGCCATCATGGATGGCTGTATTGTTATAGCGAATGGCCACAGACTGATACTCCAGGCTGGCCAGATGGCAGCGGGCCGGTGCAAATGCAGCCAGCGTCTGACGCAGCATCGCGGCCTGATCGTTAGTAATGGGCTGTTTCAGAATAACGCGATAAACTGCCCAGGCGGCTGCATCTCCATGAACAAACAGTCCGTTATAGCTGCGATTGCCGTCGTAACTGAGACGACCTGTGCCTTCAATCAGATCCACTTCACCAAAGCCAAAACGGCGGATAACTTCCCGGATTGACCACGGCGTCCCTTTATACCGGTGCAGTTCGATGGCTGCTTTTATAAGCATGCGGCGAACATCGTCCGATTCCGCCAGCTCCCAGCCATCGCCAGACAGTGAGAACTGCTCGCCCAGCCATGGCAGCGCGGAACTGTCGACGATATCGACGAGAAAGACCATCAGTACGCTCAGGTCGATGTTATCCAGCCGTCCTGCCAGTCTTCCCAGCGTCCTGAGACTGATATCACCCTCAAGCGGTGGCGGGAGTTGTAATGGCTCAGTCATCAGACACTCCAGTCATGTTAAGAGTGATTGCCGTACAGTTTGCCCATTCGTTTTCTGCCACCACCCGCAGTGCCGGTGTCACCAGTTCAACCTGGTACACCCCGGAAACGGACAATGCACTGATAATCTGGCTGGGGACAATATCGCGCCCCAGCGTGGCGGCACGTGATGCCACCCAGTTCTGTATGGCGCTGTTAGCGGCATCTTTTACAGACCTGGCATCCTGATCACGATAGATCGTAATCCTGGCTTCAATGGTGTAATCCACCTTCACTGGTGTTTTAGCCCGCACTGTATCAGTGAGTGGCCTGACTTTCTCATCAGAGCAGAAACTCTCTACCAGCGTGAGAACACCGCCGTCCGGCAGACCGGTACTGAGCAGCGGATACAGATCTACGGTCCCGGGAACCGGGGAAAGCACAGCAACATCGACAATGTTGGGATGGGCCTGCATGGCATGAAAGCGGTATGCGCCACGGCTTCCGGCATTGGTGAATGACTCCGGGGCCAGCCTGATACGCTCCCGGAGCCTGTCATCGTCTTCCTGTTCTGAACCGCCGGAACTGGCCGTCAGATTGCTCACCAGCAGGTCGACGTTATCAATCTCATCGAGTAACTGACTGACCTGCGCAGGTTGCCAGCCGTTACCAGCGGTACCGGGTTCGGTACAGGTGGACGTGACATTGACCAGCAGCAATCCGGCCTTCAGTACCACATCTGTATCGGTGGCAAAAATAACGCTGTCGGAAGCGCTGACGCGGGTGCCTGCCGGGATCAGCACATCAATGGCCAGTGCCTCATCTACGGAGAACTGGAGCGTGGTGGTGGCAGGCTGCGCGGCAAGACGGTATACACCAACCAGTTCACCGAGGTAATCAATCATCGGCTCACGGGCAAAGGCGACCAGATTCTGCTTTGCTGCCTCCTGTACCGCAACCCTGACCAGCATTTCGCGATAGGCCCACAGATCAATCAGCAGACGTTCTGCCTGTGCCGGGTACAGCGTTTTGCCGGTATCCGCTTCATACTTCGCAATCATTTCTGCCGTGATTTTGTCGGCATCGCGTTCAATAAAATCGGGTTCTGTCAGCGCCATAGCAGCTCCTGAGTCCGGGTCTGTCCGTCTGAGCCTTTCCAGCTCACCCGGAGCGTAAGATGTTCGCCGTCGACGGCGGGTTTAACTGACATAAGCTGGCAGCGGGGCTCCCAGCGCCGGATGGCATCGACGGATTCGCGCACCACATGCGGAATGGCCCGGTCTACAGGCCAGTCGATATAAAGATGCAGATTGCTGCCGAACTCCGGGCGATGCGGGTCGCTGCCGCGGGGAGTCCGCAGGATAATTTGAATCGCCTGCCGGATATCATCCAGCCCCCGGACAATTTCGCCGGGAGCCTGCAGGGCTGGTTGCCAGAATACTGAGGTTGTTTTCATGGGGGCAGTATTGCCCCCGTGCGGGAACGCTGATATTAAAGGCGTTTAAAAAGCTCAGTGGGAGTGGTGGCTGGAGTTTTCGCCATCAGACAACATACTGCCCGTGGCATGGGCATTCCCTTTAATCTCGATATTGCCATGGATGGTCGCGGTAACACCTTCACCACCAGAACCCGCCATGCCTCCTTCGTAAATCAGTTTACCCCTGACACGCAGATCTCCGGTAAGTTCGGTTTCCGGTGCGTCAATCGTGGCTTTCTGTGTTTTCAATACCACATCAGCACCACACTCAATGACAATATGCTCAATGCCGCCCCGGATGATCAGAGTGTGCGTCTTCCGGTTGTAGCTGTACTCTGCACCATCAGCAAACCGGGTTCCCCGGATATTTTTGTCACTGAACGGTGGTTTATCGACGTCTGAATACACCGCGCCCAGAATAACACCATCCTCGCCGTTGGCATCGAGCAGCACCTCAACCTGCTCCCCCACGTCAGGGAGCCAGTAATCTTTGTTATCCTGGGTATTGCGCTGCAGCACGTTAAGCCAGTTTGTGCGCAGGTTATCGCATTCAGGCAGACGAACGCGGGCCTGAACCCTGTCGGCATCAACGGCACTGACCGTACCGACCTGACGAGTGACACCAGTCATTTTTTCTTCTCCTTAATCACCGTCGATGTACTGCCATCCGGGTGATAAACCGTGAGTTTCTGAGTTTTTTGTTTTTTCCCTCTTGTGACTGGCCCCCGTGCCACTTCCAGCTCTGTGGTGTAGCCGCTGTTACGGTCAAACGCATGGCGGGCAGTGGTTATGAGCCATGGCCCGGATAACTGCCCAAAACCCACCAGTTCAATTTTGTTGCCTGCTGTCAGTTGAGGTGTTCCCGTCAGCGTCAGGGAGCCGTTCTGCTGGTATTCGTTATGTCTGGCCAGTGCTGAATCCGCTTTAATCCGGGCACTGTCCGGGTCGCTGACGCGGCTGTTAACTTTAAGTGAGTCAGCGCTGGTAACCTTACCACCTTTGAGCTTTTTGTCGCTTTCACGGGTACCACCATCAGCTTCGTAGACGATCAGTTTTTTACTGCTGCTTTTCTGGTGTTTTACCTTTGCAGATTTATAGACCCGGTTGATGGTGTCACGCAGGGAAAAGCGGGCCACATCCTGCGGTTTTAACTGCCTGACCGGCTCCTGACTGCGCAGTGTGGCCAGATGAGAAAAAATCAGCTGGTCACTGACCACTTTCACTGCATAACCATACTCGCTGGCCAGCCGGCGCAGAAAACCCACGTCGGTTTCAGCATACTGGGTCACCCGGTCGATTCTGATGGACTCAATGCTGCCCACCAGTTTCAGCCGGTGCTTTCTGGCAATCCGCCCCGCAACAGCTGCCAGCGTGGTGTTCTCAAAACCACGGCTGGATTTAGTCCGCAGAGCACTGTTAACCGAGGTGGCCACCCCACGGATAGCGACAACGGACGCGGGCGAACTCACTTCGATCTCGTCTATTGAGAATGTACCGCAGGACAGCAGTTTCTCGCCCTGATAACCCATTTTCAGCGTCAGCGTGTCACCCTTGCCCGGATACCACTTATCCAGCCAGCGGCCATCGGTGTCGTCCAGCTCCACCTCAATGGTATCGGACTCATTTTTGATGTTATCGCTCCAGGTCACACGGGTGACATAAGGCGCGATATCAGAGGTGATGTTTTTCTGCAGATACCACAGAGTGAATACCGGCGTCAGCACATCGCTGACGCCGGTTAACGCTGATGTGGCTTGCGCAGTACTGTTTATCTCAGCCATGGGGCAATATCCTCTTCTGTACGGGCATCTTCAGCCTCAATCACCGGGATCAGTAACAACAACCCGGAGGGCAGCACCGGCGTGATGGCCACGTGCGGATTGGCTGCAATAATCCGGGGATAGCCCAGCGGGTCACCGTAGTACTGCCATGCCAGCGAATCCCAGCGCTCTCCGTCACGGGTAATATGTTCAAGAAACATCACACACTCCTCGTCAGTATTCTGGCGGCCATTGCACTTAATCCCGGAGACATGCGGTTGAATGCTGTGCCGGCGGCGTTAAGCTGCCCGGAAACGGTATCCAGAGCACCTGCAATATTTCTTTTGTCCACACCACTCAGCGCAGACTGTGCCTGCTGTACATACGTGGCTGCTTCGCTGGCTGTTCTGGCCAGACTGATGGCATCGGGCATGGATTCAGAGAGTGCGTTAAACGCCGGAACACTTTTCCCCAGAGCCCCGGAGATATTACCCAGTCCGCTCATCAGCCCCGGCACACGGGTCAGTGCGACAACGGGGTTATCCTTCATTTTCTGTGTCACCCGAACGGCGCTGATAGTGGTCTGGAGTACAGACTGCGCCTGTTTCGCATAGTTGACGCCGTTGCGGATGAACTGCGCCACCCCTGAAGGCGAAGGAATGGCACCGGAGACCGCCCCGACACCCGGGAGCTTCGTGCGTATTGCCGGTGGTTGCAGAGGATTTTTCGGGTCACCGGTGTATTCCCGGAGAGACACGGTGGCACTGACAGCCAGCACGTTGCCGGTATTGTCAGTCTGCTCGCTGGTTGCAGTCACATCGGTAATCACGAACCAGCCGCGATAGTCACCGTTGCCGAAGACCAGCGCCAGTGCCTGATGGGCTTTCATGGCTGTTCGCAGTCTCGCCAGCTCCACATCGGGTACACAATAATGCTGATGGAAAACCAGAGTTATCTGGATTTCGTCCAGCCTGTCGCCGACGAACTGCAGGCCAGGCTTACCCCCGATGCGGGCATGCTCCGCATAATCGACGCCGAACGTGGCCTCGAAGCCGTCCCAGTAGGTAATCAGCTCAAACTCAATATCACCCAGTACGGCAAACATCAGCGGTACTCCTTACGTTGTTTCTGAGCCAGCAGACGCTCCAGCATTTTTTCCAGCTCATGCAGACTCATATTCAGGGCACCAGTCAGTCCTGCAGGCGCTGTGGTTTCCCTGCCATTGAGGAAAAACTGAGGATTAAAGCTGACCTGGATACCACCAGACGTTCCACCGCCGGTTGCAGCTGCACCACGGCCTGAATATCCGGCAGCCATGATTTCAGGCGAGGGGATACGGGGAACATCCGGTGTCATCTCATTTGCCAGACGTTGCCCTGGTAAAATCGATGCCCGGGTGGAGAGCGGGATAGCGGGCATGGAAGACAAACTATTGATTACGGCTCCGATCGCATTTTTAGCAGACGACATAAACCCATTGATATCGGGCAACGGCATACTGAAGCGAACACCTGAAGTGTTATCCCGTATTTCTGGCCCCTGAATGCTCACGGGCATTCTGGGGAGCAGTTCACTGGCCATTCGCTGCCCGGCCAGAGCTGCAAGCGGAGTGGTCCGCTGCAGGCCAATGGCGGCCCCCTGCGCGATATTGTCACCAAAGCCCATAAACACGCGGCTCGGCGAATGAATGCCCAGCTTTTCGCTGAACCAGCCACTGATGCTGTCGCCCATTCCGGTTACACTGGATTTGAGCGACTCCCATTTGTTTTTGATACCGTTAATCAGACCGTCGACAAGATGGCCACCGAAGTCGGTGAACTTTGCCGGCAGATCAACACCAAGATATTTCAGCGCAGCTGCAAAGGCTTTATAGAGCAGACCTGCCGGCGACCAGTTAATCAGCAGCTTACCAGTTCCCGCGATACCGCCGTTAAAGGCTTCCTGAATGTCAGCCCAGCACTGTTTAAACCAGCTACTGATGCTGTCACCCATTCCGGTTACACTGGATTTGAGCGACCCCCATTTGTTTTTGATACCGTTAATCAGACCGTCGATAAGATGGCCACCGAAGTCGGTGAACTTTGCCGGCAGAGCAACGCCGAAA